GAAGTTGCACTGCACCAACAAGCGGTTCGGTCAGACTCGATGCGTAACGACCAGCAGTTGCTGGATGACGCAGCAGCAAAACGTCAGCGCAAGGCAGACAAAGTAAAAGCGCTACTCGCCAAACAACAAGGAAACGGAGCATCAGCATGAAGATGAACATTAACGATCTTGTCCAGGTCACGCTTTCGGAACGCGGCGTCGCAGTATTCGCGGCTTACAGTCAGCAGCTTGTCGATAACGGGCTGCAGGAAAAACACCGTCCAGTCCTCACCGTGGATGACAAGGGTCGCAGCACGTGGATGCTGTGGGAGCTCATGTCCCTCTTCGGTGCGTTCATGGCTGCAGGTGAAGTCGAAGTGTTCGAGTCGGACATTGAACTGATGCCACAGAGCAACGAGCCCGGATACAAGCAGGCAGATTCAGTCGTCTGCTATGGCTGGATGGATCAGAGGAACAAGACCAAGTTCATCACGGCTACTATGTCGGGGACACCGTCGTTGCCCAACGTGTATTTCACGAAGGGTGAAGAGAAAGATTGGCTTGACGGGGCATGGCCCCCGAAGCGCGTCAAGTTGACGATGGACGTTTTCGTACGCGATCCTGAGTTTCAGGACACCAAAGAAGACACACCCAAAGATAACAATGAGAAGGAGCAAGAATGATCACCACAGTCAATGCACTGGAAGTCAGCGGCAAAGCATCAATTCATTTGTTGAACGAGCACGTGTTTGCCATGTACGAAGATTACTTGGGTGGCACACCCAAGAAGGTCATCCGCAGTTCGCGAGGCATCCGCGTTTACGAGATCGACGAGATGCCGTCGGAAGTCAAGGCTGAGGCATCCATGCCCGTGGCTCTAATGTCGAGGGAGCACGCGATCGCTTTGATCTCGACAAAGGAAATGCCGAGCGGCTTGCCGAAAGAAACGCAAGAAGCAGTCTTGCCGGTGCTGAAGTTCATCTAGGTCATGGAAAACGTATTCAGTAAGGTACTGATGCGCAGTGATGAACTAATTCGGCAAGGAGAGCCTAGGGTGGACATCCTGTTCACCGACTACAGGGCTAGCGTGTATCCACTAGTGCTAGAGATCGTCGAGATAGAGAACGATTACAGTCTACTGATTAAGGTGCGGATCATCGGATCTAACGACCCGAAACACGTGATCGGTAGCGTGTATTCAAAGAAGCTGTCACCTAGGATGCGTCACTGTCTGCGGTCTGCTGGCAGCAAGCCTGCGAACTGTGAGGGAGTAATGATGCTCCTGACAGCGTCGCGTGATCGAGGTATTAACTTGTGCCCGTATGAAGTGTCAGTCGTTGACCCTGAGCGGGCTAAACAATGGAGAGCAAAGATGCAAACGGAAGACAAACCTGTAATCCCGAACGGCTACTGGGAACGTGCAGACGGAATGCTCGTGCCCCTGTCCAAGATCACAGACATCGACAAGGAAAGGACCAAGGTCGTTACTGAACTGTGCAGACTCGCCAGCGTGCAGAGTGCCTTGATTGCAGACTTCAAGGCCAAGGCTACTGATCTGGTTCTGGATTTTGTGGCTCACAGCATGGCTGAGTACAAGGTCAAGCATGGTGGGAAGAAGGGCAACATCACGCTCATCTCTTTCGACGGCAAGTACAAGGTCGTGCGGCAGATGCAGGAGACCTTGGTCTTCGACGAACGACTGCAAGCAGCTAAGGCCCTGATCGACGAGTGCATCATTGCGTGGAGCAAGACCACGAATGCGAACATCACGGTCTTGGTGAAAGATGCGTTCCAGGTCGACAAGGCTGGGAAGATTGACACGCAGCGGGTGCTCGGCCTGCGAAGATTGAAGATCGAGGATCCGAAGTGGCAGCGTGCGATGCAGGCCATCGGCGACAGCATTCAGGTCTCTGGCACCAAGCCGTACATTCGCTTCTACGAGAAGAACGAGGCCGGTGATTACGTGGCGATCTCGTTGGATATGGCGGTGCTGTGATGCCTTGGAGCCAAAACCCTGAGATACACGAAGCATGCGTCGCCAAGATCCATGAGCTTGCCGCCATCAAGGAAAGGATGCGTCGCTACGAAACGGCATTGGCGTGGATAGAGTACTGTGGCGCCTACCCTGAGCTGGCTGGAGATGATCCGGTTAAGTACTTCTCGGTGCTTGCCACTTATGTGCGAGATCCAGACCTTTTGCCACCCAACCGCACGCCCGCAAGGGCAGCTAATAGTTAGGCATTGAAGCACCAATGCAAAGAGGGCGGTAAGGATTAGATTCCTTACCGCCCTCTCTCACGTCTGCGCTTCGTGACGCTTATGCAAATTCTGCTGCCAAGATCTTTCTGAGTTGCAACATTGCTTCCGTCCAGTCTCGAGGTTTCGTCTGCCGGAGTATTGTGACGTTATCTCCGTACCATGGGCTTTGCGCCATTGAGTGGCTCCACGTGTAGTAGGCACTGATCGGCACGAAAATACATACGCGCTTACCCATGGCTGCAGCAGCATGAGCCACAGAAGTGCACGTAGTGATGACTAGGTCCAATTCGTTGATTACTGACAGGGTCAAGCCAAACGAATCAAGCTTGGTGCCTAGCTCCTCAACCTTCAGTCGACTATTTATCAGGTCGTCGACCGCCGAGTCTTTCTGTAACGAGTACAACTCTGCATCAGTGTCAATCAAAGTATCAAGGATGTCGTTCAACTCAACCGACCTATGCAAGTCATGGTCATATTCAGGATTGCCCGCCCACCGCAAACCGATCTTGTACTTCTTGTTGGGTGCATCTTCTTTCACATGCTCGTCCACAAGACATACAGCCGTACCCCAGTACTTCTCCAAGGGCTTCAGGTATGGAGCATACCATAGGTTCTTGTACTGAAGGTCAAGATAGACCGGCAAGCTCATAGGGTACGTCCACAACAAGGATGGATCCTTTGATGCCATGCTCTGGATGACTTTGATGTCCGAGGTAGCCTTGAAGCCGTTGGCGTTGAAGATCTCAACCATGTCTTTGCGATCCGTGAACCAAATAGGTTCCATGCCCAAATCGGAAAGCGTCTGCATGAAACGCACATTGATGATCTCGTCACCAATACCAGCCTCTGCGTACAAGACGATCGACGATCCAGGCTTGATGCCCCCATCCCAAAACTTGAATGGTAACTTTGCCTTCCGCCAGTAGTCCAGCTCCTGACCCTTATGCAAGAACAAACTCAGACCCTTTTGGAACTCGTCACGCCAGAGGCAATACGTCCCAAGGTTGAAGAGGATCTTCGTTTGAACTTCCGTCGTGAGGTCATCGCGCTCCAACTCACTGAGCAGGATGGATTCAGCCTTATCCCGATCATTCATCAGGAAGTAGGAGAACGCCTTCTCGAGTCTTGTGTCTTGGTCCTCAGGAATAAGCCGTTCCTGATTGGCAATATGGAACAATGCCTCTTCCGGATAGTTGGCGTGATTGAGGACATTGATAAGGTTAGCACGAGCCGCCCAACTACGCTCCATCGTGTATGCCGTAGTCAAGGCCAGTTCGGAGTACTTGATTGCGTCCTTGTACTCTTTGAGCTTGAAGAAGCATTTAGCGAGATCGTCGTACTCAGGCCACAGGTACGCCTGCTTGGCGAACGCGTTCAGTACTTGAATGGCAAGAGGTTTCTCTTTGAGCTTGTATAACGATTGAGTTACTTGCTCTAGACTCATTTCTTCACCACCAGCTTAACGTGTGTCTCTCCGTAGACGTTGTTGAAGTTGCGAGACACTTCAACGATCTGCTCCGGCGACATACTCTGGAAGCGTTCTTTCCAAATGTCTTCTGGGATGAACGAAAATTCCAGAATCTCGAAATCAACTCCCAGTCGATTGCCAAAGCCCATTGAAGATTTGAACTGATCGACATGATAGTCGTTGTAGGACTTCGAGAACTGCCGAAGCATCTCTACCGTGATCGGCCGCACATGGGAGGCGTCCCCATAGAAGATCTCACTGCGATGGTGAGGTACCTGAATGTCGATCAATGCACCGTTATCGCAAACACGATACAGCTCTTTCATCAGGTGGAAGAAACCTTGCCCGATGTGTTCCAGGATATGAAATGCGCGAACTTCGGCCACCGACGAATCAGGCAGAGGGAACGTATCGGTCTCGAGGTTATGCACGATGTCCGGCTTCGTCAGTTCGTCAAAGTCAACATTGATAAAACCTTCGTAGCGTTTCAGTCCGCCACCGATGTTGAGTTTCAGTTTATCGTTAGCGGAAGGAAGGGATTTTAGGTCCATCAGAGATACCATATCAATTCACCCATATGCAGATAGTTTTGTTGGTCAATGCCCACTTGTTCAAATAGGCAACTTCGGCTTTGTCAGTGTCGCCAAGCTTCGTGCATCGAAGGAGCTGCTTGCCGTCCTTGTTTTCAACAGACACAAGGATGTTGGATTGGTCAGGCCTGCGTAACCCGTTAAACAAATTCTGAGACCACGCACACTGATACGTCCTGCATGTCTCCGGTCGAGTTGCATAGATGCAGCACTTATTCTCGACAAGAAAGATGCAGGGCTTGGATGGATTGAACGGATTGCCATAAGCACTTCCGACCAACACACCCGAGCAGCATTTGTTGCAAGCACCGCATTCTTTCAGGCTCATATCTTATTCCATACCCTCTCGTGAAGATAGTAGATGAACACTTTGCACATGACCTCCATCCCCGTGATGCTCAATGTGATCGGAACACTCCGCGTAAAGAGGAAACTGATACCCATTGTGGTCAGTGATCCAAGGCATCGATAGGTGAAGCCTTTGACTATTGATCGCAGGTGCGAACCCTTATGCAGCAGCCGGTTCTTCTCTGTCTTGCCTAGCAGCCTTGCGGCCTCGTCAGCTACTTCGTGCAGTGCAGAAGTAAAGACATCAAAGTTCTCAACCTTTATAGGTAGGCAGCGGATACGCTCTGAGCCTAAGTCGGGTGGGATGAACATGCGCTTGGTGTCTTCGTAGACGCAATCTTCCTTCGTGTCCATGAAAACAATAATGTCGGGATCGACGACTTCACGGAAGGCAGGGATGGGACACACGAAGTCAAGGATTACAACCTCGGCATCAAGATCAGTGACGGCTCTAGCTGCAAGTCCCTTCATACGTGAGGCTTGCCGAGCTCTGCCCTCTGTGCTGAAGTCCCAGTCGTTGTATTCAGCCCGCACTGCATCTGCGTTGATCCACGTGGCTTTGCAGAACTCGTTGAGCTTAGTGCGTAGTCTTCCAGAGAAATTAGACTTGCCCGAATCAGGAAGACCCATTACGAGGATGACTATAGATTTCATTATCGCCACACTTCCATACCTGCGAACTTGTGCTGGATGTCCGGAGGGAGGATCATCTCGCGTTGAATGAACGACACTTCCTTGCGCGTAGTGTGCAGTCCTTTCACATTCACGTCGGCATCGAACTCGTCGTTGGAGTACTCAACGTTGTTGAAGTCATGAGCAAACAACGGTTGACCGATGAAGTTGTAGATCGCCTTCATCATACCTTCAGGGTGCTTGCACAGCTGCTCGTACTCAACAAGCATGAGCATGTTCTTCTCTTTGGAAGTGATCGCTTCCTTCAACCCCATGTAGGCAAAGCCGACTGTTGCATCGGTGTGCATCAGGTAGTCGCAGCGCGAATACACGGTGGCAGAGAACTCGTCAGGGATCATCAGCTGCTTGTCCATCGGGTTCTTGCGGTACAGAGATTCAAAACTGTCGAGCACCCAGTTGATGTCTCGGACGCAGACGAGCACCTTGGTGTATGGATACAACTTCTTAAGCATCGGCAGCATAAGCGACCAGCCGCGATTAGTGTCAAAGAATACTTCCTTGCTCAGGTCGTCGTAGTAGTTGTTGAAGATGCCATGAATAATGGATTCGCGCTTCTCAGCAGGACACTGATAGCGATAGCCGGACATTGCCGAGGACTGGTCAATGATGGCACGGGCGAACCTTGCTAGGGGCCCGGAGATCGAGGCTTGGAACCTCGGATTCTGGTTCAGGATTGCAGAGAGCAAAGTGGTACCAGCTCTAGGCAATCCTGAAATGAAGTAGTACTGTTGATTGAAAGACATCTGTGAAACTCCTTGTGATTGATGTCTTCCTATTTACAGTGTTGCTACTTTAGCGCTGCAATGTGAGACCCACCACCGGCTACGGACTTCCAGTTGGTGCCACCTACTATGGTCTGAACTGGAGAGCTCTTTGTTGCGACAGTGCCATCTCCGAGCTGGCCGTCAGTGTTCTGACCCCATAGCCACAGAGAACCATCTGTTTTTATGGCAGCAGTATGCTGCGTCAACGTACCTAAAGATGCTTGTTTCCAGTTGTTTCCACCAGCAATAGTTTGCACTGGCGAGCTCTTGTTAAGGGTTGTACCATCCCCGAGTTGGCCATAATAATTAAAGCCCCAAGTCCACAAAGACCCATCAGTTTTTATAGCCATAGCATTAGTAGTACTAACGGATACCCGTTTCCAGTTGTTTCCACCAGCAATAGTTTGCACTGGCGAGCTCTTGTTAAGGGTTGTACCATCCCCGAGTTGGCCATAATAATTATAGCCCCATAGCCACAGAGAACCATCAGTCTTGATGGCAGCCGCACCGTAACCACACGCTACTTGAGCCCAGTTATTGCCACCAGCGATAGTTTGCACTGGAGAGCTCTTGTTGTTGTTGGCAGTGTTGTCTCCGAGCTGACCGAATCGATTGTTACCCCAAGCCCATAGAGAACCATCTGTTTTTATGGCTGCCGTACTGCCTCTGCCACATGACACCTGAGCCCAATTATTTCCACCTGCGATAGTTTGAACTGGAGACACCTTAATAGCAGTAGTATTGTCTCCAAGCTGACCGTAGTTATCCCCACCCCACAACCACAAGGAGCCGTCAGTCTTTACAGCTGCCGTGTGGTTGTATCCACATGATACCTGTTTCCAGTTGGTTCCTTGGCAGATAGTTTGAACCGGAGAGCTCCTAGAGACTAGATTGTTATCTCCGATCTGGCCTTGGTTGCCGCTACCCCACAGCCACAGCGAGCCATCATTCTTAATGGCTGCCATAGTGGTTGACCCATTATCTGTGAGCGTTTTCCAATTATTTCCACCTGCTACTGTTTGAACTGGAGAGCTCTTGTTGGCTGATGATGTGTTATCTCCGAGCTGACCCATCGAGTTCTGTCCCCATAGCCACAGACTTCCCACGGAGAGCAGTGCGTCTTTTCGGACGAACAGAGAGTCTAGTGTCTGGGTACCGCTATTAGTTTTGAACATTATGCTTCCTCGTATAGAACATATGCACGATGCCAGAAGTCTCGATAGAATGAAACTCCCACGGACGAAAACACAGGCAGTCTCCGGGTGATACAATAACAGTGTTCACGACTGCCCAACTTGAAGGCTTGAAGCACTCAGAGATAAACGTCGTCACGTCAGGAACTTCCAATGCTGACGTAAAGCCGGTCTCGAGATGTCTCCAGGTACGAAACACCACGTAGTCTAATGCGGCCACAACCAACCACTGATTATCTTCCGAGCAGTCTTCAAAGTGAATGAAGGGGTGGGGCTTACGGAAGACCGACGACGAAGGTTCAAAGCCTTCAAGCAACGACTTGATCTGCTCAGAAGCTTGTGGGCTTATGTACTCGAAGTCCTTGACCTCCATCCCAAGCTGGTTCTCGAGAAACACAAGATCCTGCACAACTTGAAGGAGGTTAGGGGCAACGAAGTGTTTTGCATGAATAAGAGTTTGAGTAGCCATAGGAATGTCAGAAGTTTGAATCGGAGATTGCTGCCGTATAGTTGTATCCACCTGCCACAGCTTTCCAATTGGTGCCACCAGCAATGGTTTGAACTGGTGAGCTTTTATGGACTCTGGTGTTGTCTCCGAGTTGGCCATAAGTGTCTCTACCCCATGTCCACAAGGATCCATCAGTCTTGACAGCCGCCGTGTGAGAAGAGCCACATGCTACCGATTTCCAGTTGTTTCCACCGGCTACTGTTTGCGCAGGAGAGGCACCGTTAACTATGGTACCTTGACCTAGATTGCCATAGACATTATTTCCCCACGTCCAAAGAGTGCCATCGGTCTTGATGGCTGCTACGTGGTAGCCAGCTGGACTGAAGGCAACTTGTTTCCAGTTGTTGCCTCCTGCGACAGTTTGTACTGGAGAGCTCTTAGGGACGCTTATGGCGTTATCTCCGAGCTCGCCGTTACTATTGTTTCCCCAAGTCCATAAAGAACCATCAGTCTTGACAGCTACAGTACTATACTGTCCGCATGCTACCTGAGCCCAGTTCGTTCCACCGGCAATAGTTTGAACTGGCGAGCTCTTGCTGACTCTGGTGTTGTCTCCAAGTTGGCCGTAGGGATTCCAACCCCAAGCCCAAAGAGTTCCATCTGTCTTAATCGCAGCCGTGTGACCGTAGCCAGCTGAGACTTGTTTCCAATTATTGCCACCGGCAACCGTTTGAACTGGAGATGATTTGTCTACTCTAGTATTGTCACCTAGCTGGCCATAGGCGTCCCCACCCCACAGCCACAAGGATCCATCGTTCTTTATGGCTGCCGTTTGCCTATTCCCGACAGCTACCTGAGCCCAGTTGGTTCCTCCAGCTATAGTCTGAACTGGTGAGGCTCTGGTGAGCATAGTGTTATCGCCAATACCTCCGTTCATGCTGAATCCCCACACCCATAGAGTGCCGTCAGTTTTGATGGCTGCAGTATGGTAGTAGCCACATGCTACTTGTTGCCAATTGGCGCCACCAGCAACGGTTTGAACTGGAGAGCTCTTGGTGACTGCCGTATTATCGCCAAGTTGATAGTTGATGTTATAGCCCCACAGCCACAGGGCAGGGGCTTTGATCCACGGTACCAACGACGGGTAAACATCCAGCAAGTAGGACTTGTCAACCAAGAGGCTACCGACATCCGTACCTGACGCTGAATTTGTATTTGACGCATTTACGAAGAGCTTTACTGGCTGAGTCATCATACTTCCTTAGCAATTAAAGTAGAAAGAGTTGGTACCTTTCAATAAAGCACCAACCATTCTAGTCCTTTTATCAGACAGATACCGCCGGCGCAGCTTGGGGCGTAACGATTTCAACCTTATCCAGGTCGGCCAAAGTAACGCAGGCATCGAGCTCTGCCTTCTTCGCTTTTTCCCAGTCGAAAGATTCCTGAACCTTTGCCATGATAGCCTGCACGATCGTCTTCAGGTCGGCGTTGCTCAACGTAACCCACAGGTCGCCGTCGAATTTCCAAGCGGCACCATCACTGCCAAGCAACAACCCTTGACCGAAAATATCACGAGCACCGCGTGCCGTAGTGATAGGAATGGTAACGCCATTGATAACAACCGACGTACCAGACACTTCCTTCTTGTACCGTTCATCAGCCGTTAAAGCAATGAGCATGTTGCGAACTGCATCAATAGGCATGTCTTCGACGGTGTAGTACATGTCGCAGTCTTCAGCACGGAAATTGTAGAATGGGCCGGCCAAGCGTTCGATCTTCGCGTTGAAAGCTGGCGTCGCAACGTCCGTGATCGGAAGGATGTGGATCGTGTCCGTCACATGCACGGCGACCTCAGTAGTCTCAGGCAGTTCAGCCTCGATGCCGAATTCCTCTTTCAAGTAGTTTTCAAATTTGCGTTTCGTCCAAGCTACAGGACTCCAGTGAACCGAGGTGCCACCTACGAATGCGAAGTTCATGAGTTGTTACTCCTTTGGTTGATTAAAGTGTTAAAGCGGCAGTATGATAAAAACCAGCCGCTACCGATTTCCAATTGGTGCCACCAGCTACCGTTTGAATTGGAGAGCTCTTTGCTACTACAGTACCATCTCCGAGTTGGCCGTAATTATCCAGACCCCAAATCCATAGGGTTCCATCAATCTTCACAGCTGCAGTGTGATTTATGCCACTTGCTACTGACCTCCAATTGGTGCCACCTGCTACCGTTTGAATTGGAGAACTCTTATAGACTACAGTGTTATCTCCAAGCTGTCCGTAGGGGTTGCAGCCCCAAAGCCATAACGTTCCATCGTTCTTGATGGCAGCAGTACTATAGGTGCCACATGCTACTGACTTCCAGTTGTTTCCACCAGCTACCGTCTGGATTGGAGAGCTCTTTGCTACTACAGTACCATCTCCAAGCTGACCACTGGCATTATAGCCCCAAGTCCAAAGAGTACCATCAGTCTTGATGGCCGCTGTAAACCAATTACCACACGCTACTTGAGCCCAATTATTGCCACCGGCAACCGTTTGAATTGGAGATGATTTGTCTACTCTAGTATTGTCACCGAGCTGCCCCTGCCTGTTGTATCCACAAAGCCACAAAGATCCGTCGTTCTTGATAGCTGCAGTGTGGTCATAACCACATGCTACCTGAGCCCAATTGGTGCCACCAGCAATGGTTTGAACTGGTGAGCTTTTATGGACTGTGGAATTATCTCCGAGCTGACCTTTAGTGTTTAATCCCCACACCCACAAAGATCCATCAGTCTTTAGGGTCGCGTTATGTGCATAACCACATGCTACTGACTTCCAGTTGTTCCCACCAGCTATAGTTTGTACTGGTGAGCTCTTGTGCGTTCTAGTGTTATCTCCAAGTTGGCCGAACCAGTTGTAGCCACAAAACCACAAGGAGCCATCATTCTTAACAGCGGCAGTGAAGTTAGTGCCACAGGCTACTTGTTTCCAGTTTGTACCCCCAGCTACGGTTTGAACTGGAGAACTCTTATTGACTGTAGTCCCATCACCAAGGTGACCGTAACTATTTCGACCCCAAGTCCATAGCTTGGTTCCTAGGAACTGGTCTACGACCCACTGGTCGGTGACATACACACTAAGGGGATCACCGTCCCCAAGAGTATTGAACATTTAGAATTTCCTAGAAGGTAAGAGCGGCAGTATGAAAATAACCACAAGCAACGGACTTCCAGTTGTTTCCTTGGCAGATGGTTTGCACTGGAGAGCTTTTGTTAACTGAAGTGTTATCACCCAGCATGCCATACGGAGTATCTCTACCCCACAACCACAAGGAACTATCAGTCTTGATAGCAGCAGTATAGAGACTACCACATGCTACTGATTTCCAGTTGTTCCCACCAGCAATAGTTTGAACTGGTGAGCTCTTATATACTACAGTGCCGTCGCCCAACTGTCCCTGTTTGTTGTAACCACAAACCCACAAGGAACCATCGTCCTTGATGGCTGCCGTATGAGCATAACCACACGCCACGGATTTCCAGTTGTTTCCTTGGCAGACGGTTTGCACTGGAGAGCTCTTATGGGAGATGGTACCGTCTCCCAACTGACCGAATCTATTATTTCCCCACAACCATAGAGATCCATCATTCTTTATGGCGGCAGTATGCACGTATCCACAGGCTACGGTCTTCCAATTATTTCCACCTGCTACTGTTTGCACTGGAGAGCTCTTGTGGCCTACGGTGTTATCACCTAAAGTTCCGTAGGCGTTATGCCCCCAAATCCACAGAGAGCCATCAGTCTTAATGGCCGCAGTGTTATTGCCACCACAGGAAACTGATGCCCAATTCTGCCCACTAGCAACAGTTTGAACGGGAGAGCTCTTATTGACTGTAGTCCCATCACCAAGAAGACCCACCGAGTTCTGTCCCCATAGCCACAAAGAGCCATCGTTCTTGATGGCAGCCGTGTGGTACATATTACCGGCAACTGAAGCCCAGTTAGTTCCACCTGCTACTGTTTGCACTGGTGAGCTCTTGGTGACTGTGGAGTTATCTCCGAGCTGACCAACGCTGTTGTAACCCCACAACCATAGAGATCCATCAGTCTTAACAGCAGCAATGAAGCCATAACCGCAGGCTAATTGTTTCCAATTCTGCCCACTAGCAACAGTTTGAACGGGAGAGCTCTTATTAACGGCTGTGCTATCCCCAAGAGTGCCATAGGTGTTATGTCCCCAAGCCCACAACTTACTGCCAACAAATTGGTCTATGATCCACTGGTCGGTGACATAAACATTCAGGGGGTCACCATCCCCCTGAGTATTGAACGCCATGCTTAGGCTCCCACTTTGACTTGAAGACTCTCGACCTTGGCATCGAGCTCTTTGACGGCCGACAAAAGGATGCCGATAATTGCATCATAGACCACGCTCTTCATCCCGTCATCTGCGCGGGTACGCACGAGCTCAGGCAAAATCTTCTCGATTTGCTGGGCGATGACACCGAAGGACTTCTGACCGCCATCGATCATAGTGAAGCTTACACCCTCAATGGCATTCACCAAAGCCAACCCGTTCTTGATAGGCTTGACGCCCGTCTTCAGGCGTTCATCAGAACTGGTCACCACGTTCGTTGCGAAGAAGTCACCCGTCGAAGGATTGAACGTCAACTTGGTATTAGCAACATGGGCGTTCATCGTTCCCGAGATCGCATCTGCAAACACTGGGTAGTTCAAGGCGTTTGTCGTTACGTCATTGACTACGGACCCACCACCGCCACCTGCTGCACTGATCGTGCCATCTGCTGCAATAGCAATACCGGTACCTTGCTTAACGCCACCGAGGACTGTTGCAGAAGCAGCAGGCAATGCGTACGCTGCAGGAATCGCAGGCTTGTTCGCCAAGTCGGTGTAACTGCCAGAAGTAGCAACCGTAGCCAGGCTGGAGGTGTTAGCTTTACCAGAAATCGCTGACGCTACGTCGGAAGCCTTTTGATACCCTGCGTCATTGGTGAAAGCAGACACCAGAGTTGGGATTACAGGAATCGCAGGCTTGCCCGTGAGGTCGGCATAACTGCCGCTCTTGGCAACAGGTGCCAACGTTGAATCCGTAGTCTTAAGATCCAACTGCTGATTCACGTAGGTCGTAGTGGCCTTAGTGCCAAGCTCGGTGAGGATTGCTGCGGTGCCTGTCTCGTCGGCTTTCAACTGCTTGGCCAGCTCACCGATGGTATTCAAGTCTTCGGGAGCCATGTCGATCAGGTTAGTGATGGCTGTGTTCATCTGCACTGCGGTAACGAACGTCGAATCATTCGTCAGCTCAGAGGTCAAGCTAGGTACAGTAGCACTCAACGTGCCGTCCAACGCAATCGTAACGTTGGTGCCTTGTTTCACGCCACCCAAGATTCCAGCTGTGGCAACTGGAAGTTCGTAGTTCGAAGATGCCTGAGCACTGATCGTGCCGTCTGCGCCGATAGTGATGTTTGCACCTTGCTTCACACCACCAAGAATCGTCTGCGTGGAAACTGGCAGGACATAGCCGCCGCCAGGAGCAGTAGCAGCAGTAAGGATCGGGGAGCCGTCGATGTGACCACCGTCCGAACCCAACACTACTTTACCACCTGCGATGTTCATCGTCGTTGCTGAAATCAGCGAAGCCTGAATCTCAGGGACGCTAATCGAATCAGGAGCGATTACGACGCATGTGCCATCTGCCAAGTCGGTGAATTCCAACTTGAACGAATTGCCATCGATGGGCGTGCGTTGGCAATACAGGGGATGACCAGCAGCGTCTTGTACTTGGAACCAGGTGTTGGCGACGCCCAAGTTGTGCTGCACGGTCCATTCCAAAGAAGGAAGACCTTGTGTATGCACATAGGACACAGTTGGACTGGTGAATGGATACCAAGTACGAATGCCGCCGATCAGCTGCAATGCGTACATCACCCCATCTTTGAACCACTGCGTGCCAAGATCTGCGTCGGCAGGAAACCCTGTAGCGTTGACACCAAAACGCAGGGAGCCACGAAGTTCAACGTCTGATGATACCCGAATGCTCTTGCTCATTGAAGTTCCTCTTTTAAGCGGATCAAGAAAACTGAAAACCTACATGGATAAAATTGGTACACCACAAACGAAAAGGGGTTAGTACTTAGTAATCAAGTACTAACCCCTTACATTTGCAAAAGCTGCAACTTACGCCGTGGTGTCTTCGTTGACCTGACGGATCACTTCACGCATGTAGTCAGGCGCGAAACTGTACAGCTTGGTCCAGTACGCATTGGCATCGCTCTTCTCTTTCGGAGTCAATGCCGCCGACAGCTTGGACTTGAGCTCAGCATCAACCTGAACCGGGACGATCGATACGACTGAGTCGTAGTCAATGGTACGGGCAACCCTCGCGCTGTAGGAGAGCAGGCGAACCTTGTCGGTGCCGACGTTGGCAACTGCGAAGCCGTAGTCCATGTCACCTTCGCTATTTACGTAGGCAACGAGTTCAGACTTGGCAGCGCGGGCCATCGTCAAGTGACGCAGGCCTGGAATGCCGGGGGTGCGGTGAACACCAGCTTCAACTAGAGCGGACAGATCTTCCTGTTGCTGGCGAGTAAGGAACTTGCCGGCCTTGCCATCCTGCATCGACCACAGGCTGCGGTCCTCGTTGCTCATGACGATGTTCGAGCTCATGATGCGATACGAGGCGGCAAGTTCTGCGGGCTCAACGGAACGGACTTCCACGTTAGCACGAAGGAAGCCGACAGCAACACCGGGCTTGACGATCTTGAAACTATGTTCCACTACTGCGGCCAGGCCATCGAACTTCTGAGCGATAGCAGCACGAATGCTGTGCGCATCTTGCTTGCCGGTGAAAGACAGGATCACTTTCGCCAGAACATCATTGAGGATCTTGTAATCGGTGACTGCTACAGTTGACGCGTTCATCTTGAACATTTTGAATCTCCATATTGCGACACTCTAAGGTGTGATGGGTGTTTAAGGCCTCACTTAGTGAGTGCCGGAAAAGTGTTACTTACCGATGATGTACGTAAGGATCCAGAAGAACATGCCGAGCCATCCAAGCTGCACGTGCGTACCCCACGGGATCGGAACGGCGGCAAGAAAGAAGCAGATGGCTGAGATGATCAGCAAAATAAGTGTTGCGTTCATGGAGTTACCTTTTCGGTGATGATACTATTCCGTTGGAACTGCGATGGTGAGCCAGCCACCAGTGACTGCGAACACATACCCCTGACCGTGACTAAGCTCTTTCGAGTACTTGGCATTCCGATACTCGTTGAACACTCTCGGCAGCAAGGCCATTAGACCTGCGAAGCTTGCAGCGTTAGCCAACTTGATCGGATACCGAGGCCACCCATACTTGACGTCCGACGCAGAGATACCGTCAGGTGTCAAGATGGCTGCTAAGGTGTCTAGGGATTCATGCTCGTTGCCCTTGTAGATCAGGGGTTGCGTCCTTGAGAAATACAACCCCGGATCTAACAAGTCTGGTCCAGCTTTAGCTCTCAGGCGTAATCGTTGAGCCGCTTGGATCTTCATCGACCTACTACTCGTCGGTGAAGTCGTAGCTACATGTGACCGACAGCATACCAGCCGTCGACGAATTGCCTTCGAGGCCAAGGTCATCGACAGTCTCAGGCCACATGCCGAACACGATCATGGTGTGAGTTTCGGTCGGCTGGTTATCGTACAGGACGATCTGACCATTGACCTTGTAAGCTGACGACACCGAACCCGTGTTGTTCTTCTGCGACCGGCAGGTCTCACGCCAAGCACGGAAGGCTCTGCGTGTCGACTGGTCACTGACTTCGAGGAACGTCATAGGGAACGTGTGGTTGTACGTAGCGCGGCCCGCTTCCTTCTTCGTGACACCTTGGAGGGCGATCTCGACAGGCTCGAGGTTGAAGCCTGGTAGGGAAGTCGTCTGGCACTTGTACGTCAGAGGGATGTTGTCACTCCAACCGGGAATGTACGGGAAGAACAAATCAAACTGCCACGTTTGAAACGCGTCCGGCAAAGCCAATACGTTGTAGAGACTGGAACGGCTCATGAAAAACTCCTTGAGGTTAGGAAGAACGGGATGGCTAAGAAAGCCCACCCCTCTCTACTTCGATTACTGGTTGCCCGCTTTACGCAGAACTTCCTTGAACGACACGCCCTGCTTGCTAATGATCATCTGCAACTGGATCTCATGCACAGCAAGCATCGGCACCAACACAATCGAAACAACCAAGATCGCAGCGTTCGCAACCGCAAGGCTGTTGTTCGTGTTGTCACAGACCACGTTGAAGTCCGACAAGGAGTCGTTGTTCTTCAGGTTCTGCAGATACGTCGTCAAGCCATCGACAATCGAACGCTTCAGGTGATCGCTGTTCGGCTCTTGCAACGCATACAGCAAGTAGTCGTAACTGGCGGTCTTGATAACGTTGGTGATCCGTCGGACGTTCAGCCAGGACAGCGCACTGAACTCGTTGGCCAAGGTCTGTTGTTCCCACAAGGCCATACCCGCACCGGAGAAGGTACGAATGTAGTTGACCTGTGCCTCGAACAGTGCGGAGGCCTGTGGATCGTCGTATTGATAACGCTGCTTGAGAGCATCGATCAAACCACGATTCAAACCGGCTGGACTACGCGAAGGATCACTGACTCGATCGGTACGTGCAAGCAACGCAGCAGCCATACCAGAGAACGGCACATAGATCTGCCGACCGTTCGTCAAGTCGGCTTCCAAGATGTCCGGACAGAACAGGGCGGAGTACGTACTGTTCAAGTTCAGCTCGAGGCGACGATAATCGATAGCCGACTGGAACTTCTGCTTGGCAGATGGAACATCCAACAGCGCAACCGCATCGCCACGATACTGAGCAATGCTGTCCAATGCCTTCTGCACGATTGGATCAGAAAAGCCCGCGTTGATGAAGGTGTTCACGCGATACAACTGCTTGTTCCTGAACACTTGCATTGCCTTGACGATCTCGTAGCTTGTCGGAGCTGCGCCCGAATTGCCACCGGCCATGTTCTGCAACTGGCACGCGGTTACCTTCGGGAATTCGATCAGAGCTGCCGCATTGCTCACGACCTTCAGATACTGGCTGAACGGATTGATGCGATCTTCCAGCTCGGACTGTGCACCTGAGGCGTCCATTGCATAATCAAGCGTGCAACTGAAGGTCTCAGCTGGAGTCGTGAGATTCGCTGAAGTGTCGAACAACTGCACATCAAACGTTTCGAGCTGAGCTGCAAGATCTGCAGGATCAGTGATCGGTTGATGCGCAACGTCTGCCGTGATAGTACCTGCATCCACGAAGCTCGTGGTGCCTGCACCAACAGTCGCTAGGCAACCAGAGCCGTCGGCACGACCATAGACTGCGTAGCCGATTGCATTGTCAATTGCATCCCAAGTGATCGAAACGGAGTTCGTCACACCGGCAGCGGAAATGATGACCTCAGCAGGGGCGCTTGCCAGCGTCTCGCCGTTCTGGCCCAACGCAGCGATGCGGTAGGAGTACGTGGAAGCTGGGAGGAAGCCACCAGTCGAATGGGACACCGCAGAGATGTTTGCAGGAGTCGTCAGGTTCTTGGTGCTGATACCGATGCCGAAGATGTCACCATACGAACCTGGACCACGATTCGGATAGAACAGGGCAATGGCTTCCGTATTGGCTTTCGGCAGCAACGCGTTCCAGTCGACGTTCAGAGGATCGACGATGCCGGCGGACACAGGGATCAGCTTTGTGACTGCGCCGTCCTGGTACATGAGGATGGCAGAATACTTGGCACCCTGACCGGTAACGCGCAAGCCCCAAAGGTCTGTGCCTTCAGTGAAGTAGTCCAGGCCCATTTGGATGGACATGGAGATCGAAGGATTCGGAGATCCGTACTCGAACGTGTAGTCGACATTGTTGGTGAAGTGCTTGGGGAACGGCGAGCCCTGCTTTGACACGATAGGCATACAAGCTATCGAGGAAGACAGGGAGATCAGCACTTGGGAGAAATTCAGCTCTTTGGTGCGAATGTCCGATGCACGTTTTACGATTTCGGCCATGGCTTAGTCCTCGCTAGCGGGAAGGGTTGCAGGAACAGAAGGAGTGGCCGTCTGTGTTTCAGTCAGTGCAGGAATCCGTACGCCAGCGCCGTGCTGTGCTTTCCAGTTTGAGTCAACGGTACGACCCTCACCGAGATTCACGCGACCCTTGGCCTGAATGTGAACCGTGTCTGGTCCTTCGGGTGTTTGGATCTTGACTGTTACTGCGTGATTGTTTGTGTTGATAACCAACATAGGACTATCCTCTTTCAAAAGGGAAAAATTGCCCACCGGAAAGACCCTCTGCTTCGAGCAGGGCTACTGTGTTCACGATTCCGACTGTGCCCAAGACTGGTTCACTTATGTAGCCGTGTATCGTCGCTGAGGTTGTTACTTGATACTCTGAAATGCCCTCCGTAGGTGCGTCCCTCGGAGTGAAAGGAACTTGATCCGACGCGGTTACTTGGATCCCTGACTTCAGCCTTCCGTAGTTGATCGTGAAGGACAATGAACCATTGCGTCTAGCGAACAGCCACCTGCGTATGAAGAAGGACACGTTGTCGTCTTCAGGCCCAGAGAACTTGTTCGTGTAGTAGGTGATCTCAACATCGAAGTTCGTTGGCAAGATGCGGACACGATGTGCAGTGAGCCCATCTGCGTCGACCAATGCTACCAACCCTTTCCTACTAATGAAATTAGGGTTATAGCTTTCTGTGTTCGGTGATAACTGCATCAACGCCGTCAAGTACGGATACTCCAGTCGCTTCCCGTCAAGCATATGCTCAACAGTACGGCTCTTATCCGGAGAGGTTACATAGATCATCGGACGCTTGAACTGTTGCTGCATCCGCTCTTGAAACCCCGCCTTGACAAAATCATCAATCGGTTGTAGCTTCATCTATGAATACCCCAGACCTAGAGAAAGAGGGAGGAAAGGTAGACATTACCTAACCTCCCTCAGTTCATACTCACAGTGACGACAGGTCTTACTTACGACCGGCCTTGCGTTGCATCGAAGCCAGCACTGCTGCGAACTCTTCGCTCACATCAACGCTATCATCGGTTGCTTCATCGGCGCCGTCTTCCAGCTCGGACAGATCGCCGGCGAGTTGTTCTTCGTCTTCATTGTCCATTGCCAGTTCATCGTCGTCGACCAGATCCGCACCCAGTTCGGATTCATCGATCTCACCATCGTTCGTACCTTCCGGCACGTCATCGACAGGGATATCTTCCGATGCAGCCAAACGCTTCGCTGCTGGGGACGTTTCTTTCTTTGCAACAACTGGTTTCGCTGCAGGCTTGGCTTCAACCTTCTTGGCCGCCGGCTTGGCTTCAACCTTCTTGGCTGCGGCCAACTTCTTGGTCTCAGCTTCCAGCTCATGGGCACGCGCATTCGACGCTTCAAGGATACGGATGGCATCCTCGACGTCGTCTTGCGTGGCAGCCTTCGCAAACAGCTTAGCTGCCAGTGCGCCCTTGCCATGCTTCATGGCATTCATGGAAAGAACCATGAAGTCCAGGGTACGATTGTATTTCATCAGGATCTCCTTCGAGTAGGGGGAGCACAGAGAGGGTGGTCTGTAGAAGCACCACCCTACCTATGCTTACAGGCGCACGCCCTTCGAGAAGGAGCGGCTGTTGGCAACTGCCATTGCGAGGGACTGGAAGATAACCCAGCCCATGCCCGGCATACCCTCTGTCGAAATGTCGATCGGCTTCGACTGCATGCCGCCGCGATCCGAATAGGCACCGTGATTCAGACTGTCCGACACGACGAAGAACTCGCCTTGCGACAGAACGCGGTGTTCCGGGTGACGGTAAGCGTCGCTGGTGATCGTCATGCCGTACATCACACCGATCTCACCAGTCAGCAGCAACTCGTGACGGGCGACCGGATCGATAGCCGAGTAGAACTCGGTGTTACCGATGATGTCCTGATACAGGTCGCTGGCCAGGAGGACATGCAGGGACTTCAGGCCCCAACGGTCGACCGATGCACGCGAAGTCATCAGGGTGTATGGGGTCAGTTGACCGGACACGATGTTGAGGTTGTTGTCAACGCCGACCAATGCGTTCACTTGGTTGTACCACAGGCGGTCTTCGGCAACCATCTGGGCTTCTTGCGCTTCAATGAACTTCTCTTGAAGCACGTCGCCGGACGACTGATTCAGCTCGGTCTGCGGAATGAACGGACGAGCAACAATCGACATTTCCGGAGGCGTCAACCATTTGTCGCGAACGATCTGGTGCGCGATGCGGGTCGGGGAAGTGCTGTACGCAGCCGTAACGTTCTTGGTGCGAACCGGGAAGCGCGGGACGGAACCTTGCGCGACGTCGATCTTGGCCAGGAACTTGCGCATGAAGCCTTGACGATTGGCAGTCATGTACAACGCGTCGGCCATACGCTCACCGAGAACGCGATGGGCGCCTTCGTCGTTGAACGCTGCGGCAACCAGTTCGCGTGAAGCTTCCGTGTCTTCGGTCGTCATCCGGCCGGAGGCGTGGGCTGCAAGGAACTTCTGCTGTTGTTGCAGCAGATCGCGTTTGTTGGATGCGTTCAACTCACCGTTCGCACCAACCATGCGTTCGGAGTCGGTGCCGAACTTGTACTCGGAGGCCAGGACAGCTTTGGGGCTCTTGCCTGCTTTGAGGTTAACTTTCAATTTGGTCTCCTTGCTCAGACGGCGGAAAATTCAACGCCGAGATACGGAATGTCGGCAGTTGGAAGGTGGGTAACAAAACCAGTGATCGTAACCCCGGCACCGGAGGCGACCAACTGACCATTTGCGCCCAGCTTGATGGCCGTAACGTTAGCCCAATCAACGGAGGCATCGAACTCGCCGGTGTAGATGAGGCCGCGCTTTGCGCAACCGAGTTGGTTGACTTCATTGCCGACGTAACCGCCCGGCTGAATGTCACCCATCTTGGCGCGAATTTGCGTTGCGTTCATTTCGTACTTGTACGTGACCTTGACGGTGTTACCGACGGTAAGACCAGATACGACGTTGCCCGTGCAAGTTGCATCGGCATCGGCACTGCCAGCTGTTTCGTCGTAGACGTTGAACTGACCAGCAACCGGTGTCATTTGCAGCTTGACGTTACCACCAGCGGGAACAACGAAGTGCTCGACTTTGTTGTCGAACGTTTCGAGGAACGGAGCAGCCGAAGTACCGGCGATTGCGAAGCCACAGAAGATCTCGTTGGCAACGCCTTGCGACGCGCCAACACCGGCAGCTTGATTACCAGGTTGGCGAGTCAGAGCTTGCGCTTCTGCGTGAACCATCGCACCCGGAGCCACTGCCACCTCGGCGGAATCAACTATTTTGCTGAGAGGAAGATAGAACATCTAAGATGTCTCCTAAAAAACAGAAAGAATCTTACCTTACAAACTCTGAGGGATCAGAGGATGAAAGGCAAGGGTTTATTGCCGGCCAGAATTTCCTGAGCGGCACTTCTTTGGGTCGATGATGCGTGAACCCGGGTACTACGGATGGGAGTACGAACAGCTGCACTCACACTTGCGGGGATTTCGTCATCCAAAGCATCCGGATCAAAATCGTTCCCCTCGTCTTCCACTTCGTCGCCTTCATCACCAATTGCTTCGGTCATGTCCAGCGCTTCTGCGAACTGGTTGCGCGTTTCTTCCGGCATCGCCACCAGCTTGTTCGCCATTGCAATCAGCGAGCGGGCGTAATCGATACCATGTTGCGCGAATGCTGCCCGGACAATGCGCGGAGCGTTGCGAACACCGGCGGCCGAAAGGTCCTCGACAAGTCCTGCGCTCAATTCGTTTGGCGAGTTCTTGAAGAAGTTGCGATTCATGCCGACGGCCGCGATGGCCATGCACTGTTGGAAAGCTTCTTGACTCTTGCCCTCGGAAGCAACAACCTTCTTCTTGGCAGTAATCAATTCTTTGTCGACTGCGGCCCTGACTGCCTTGGACGACGTAACGTCAACCTTGGAGAGTTCAAAACCAGCAGCGATCAGACCCTTCCGCAAACCCTTGGACTGGACTTCGGCGGCCACGACCATTGGGAACTCGTCCCCTTGATAGAAGTCATCCTTGCCGGCCTTGATAGCGGCTTTCTTGGTCATCGTTGCGATGATGCGATTGGCCTTGATACAGTGCAGTGATGCACCGATAGCAGCGAATCCCAGATCGTCGGTGTCGTCGACAGCATCTTCAGTCTGATCAACATCGACCAGAGGAACGCCATCTTCACCGCAGAGCTGCTCTGCTTCCAAGTCATCAGCAACAGGCTCATCGCCCTCGCCGAATGCCGGATCATCAACACCCATGTCGCCACCAAAGCTTTCGACTTCAGGCTCGATTGCTTCTTCGCCTTCGCCGTCAACTTCGGAATCGAGTTCTTGGTCTTCATCGTCGAACTGATCGAGTACGGAGTTTTCAACACCTTCGTCTGCAGCATACAGAGATGCTTCTTCAGTGGTGTCGCCTTCCGTTGGAGGCATTGCATCCTCGATGTCGGCGAAGTCAACATCTTCATCGCCGTCGACGTCTGCAGTCAGAGCAGCCTTGACTTTCACAGGCTTGTCCGAGTGCGTGTCGCCACCCTCTGCATCCTTCGGATCGAACAGCAGATCAACAGCAGCTTCCTGATGATTCTTGAGCGTGTTACCGCTCTTGCTCGTGTCCGGCCCTTCCGGCTTTTTCAAGTCGACAGGGAAGTGGCTTGCAGAAGAGGTCAAACGTTTGCGCTTGTCGCTTTGTACCATATGCGCCCTCTTGGTTAAGAAAATTGGAAACGTGAACTTGTGAAGGTGTAGCTAAATCCACGCTTCCCTCCACGATGATAAAATTGCAAGATGTATCTGCGGGAGATTTGGGGATTATCCGTGATACCGCGAAAAGAAGGCATCCACAGTTAAGGAGAACAGCAGTGGATACTCGTCCATGGACTCAGGGAGATGGCAGATGTAGAACACATGGCCATTGTGCGATACTGGCTTACCTTGCTTCGCGTCCACTATCTTCTCGCCACTTGCGGAGTATAGACAGACATGTGCGACCTTGTGAAGATCACCGAAGAAAAGAATGTAGCCTTGGCAGGTGTGGTGCTGGTAGAGATAATGTGCAACCAGACCTGCAGCAGAAGATTTCGGATATGTACCGGGTGTGTAGTGCTTACTATGCGCGTTCCTAGTAGTGGAAGCCATCTTCTCGAGTACAGACACTACTGAATACGGAATAGCCATAGGAATTCCAGACGAAGAAAAGGGGACGTCAGCGAAATGCCGAACGTCCCCATGAAATTAAGGGTTGTATTCTTCAGAACTCCAAGTCCGTAAGCAGATCATCTACTGCTCGATCCTCTCTGTCCTTAGGCTTGGTAGGCACACCCATCAAGTGCAACGCAAGCTGGCGTGCTGCAGCTAACGGATTATCCATCAGCTTCTCAAAGAGAGTAGCGTCGCGTCCGAGGATCTTGCACTGTCGGATGTGCGTCAATGCCCACGACTGAATCTTCTTGGCCGCATAGGAAGATGCATGCTCCAGTTGCTGCTTGGCTGCTTCCACGCCGGGCAGTAGCGTGTGCTTGATCAGCTCGTGGAACTCCTTGGAGTCATCGTCATCCATCGGAACGGATGAGTCTGCAGTAAGGACAGACGCGATCTTCTCTGCGATGTCCATGTCCGAGGCACTAAGACGGGCACGAGCACGGACTTCAGCCTCGGTGAATAGCGCAGAAGATAAACGGGTGTGGGCTTGGAGCTTCATTTGCAGCGCTCTAGATAGATAGTAGCGCGAGCAGTGGAGCCGCGTAGGTCTTGACCGTACGTTAGCGTTATCTCTATATCTTTGTTGGCAAACAAAGTGGAGTAGCTCCGTATGGCGTGCACTGGA